CTGTATCGATATAAGCTTCGTGATCTGAAACAATATTTGAAGCTTTGTAGAAACCTTCAGAAACTTTGACTAACTTTAACATGATTTTCTTTCCTTTTCCTAATTGTTGATATTATTTTATCATAACTTTAAAGGGTTGTAAACCCCCTAAATGCACTTTTTTTCATTTTAAAATAAAAAAATTAATAAATAATTCACCATGTAAACAAAAATAGGAGGTTTCTCATGGAAATATTATCACAAATTAAAGGCTGGGCTAATGGTCTAGCTGAAGTAGGTGTAAGCGTAGCTGCACTTGCGATTGTGGTTGAAGTACTCGGGCTCGGCAATATGCCTTTCATGCCCGAAGGCCTAAGTGTGGTCAACAATGTTTCAACTATGTTGGCTGGGCTTGGTGCCCAAGGTATCATGGGCTTAATTGCCGTATGGGTACTATGGGGAATCTGGAATAAGAAGTAATACTATGTTGAGAGAGGGAGATATTAATCTCCCTCTCTTTTTTTTATTTAAGAGGTATTAAACCAGCGGCTATGAGTGGTCCGTTAATATCTACAGCCAATTTCTTATAGAACTCTTTAAATTCTGCAAGACCGGGAATTACACCCATATGATCTGTTTTGTAATAGACAAATAATGGGCGAGATACCTTATATGAACCATTAGCAATGGTATCAAATTCGGGAGCAACACCTTCAATGGTTGAACCCTGTACCTTATCTCTGTTCTGATCCATGAAAGAGAATCCGAATACGCCAAACAGCTTGTCATCTGATACTAGCTTTTCTACCAAGAGATTATCGTTTTCACCCATAATAATAACCTGTCCATCTTCTCTTACTTTATTACATTCCGGTGATTTTTTATCCATACCAAGTTTCTTACATGCAGAATGCATTACCAATTCTACAAATGCGTCTCTTGTACCAGAGGTTGGAGGTGGAAGCATAATTGAGATTTTATAATTTGGAAGAGACGGATCGATATCTGACCATTTCTTTTTAGATGTATCTGTTACAGCAATGAAGAGCTGTTCCTTTGTGAAGTTAACTCTTTTAGCTGCAATTGAATTCGAAACAGTAATACCGTCATATCCGATAATAACTTCTTCGAATGCTACACTATTCTTTTTACATATCTTTGCTTCTTTATCTTTCATCGCGCGAGAAGCACCGGTCATGTCTGGATATTCTACGCCAATACCAGAACAGAACATCTTCATTCCGCCACCAGTACCAGTAGATTCAATAATAACATTTGTGCCGTAGTTCTGTTTGAACTTTTCAGCAGCAATAGTTGAAAACGGAAAAACCGTCGATGATCCGACGGAAACAATATTATTTCTTGCATGAGCAGAGGCTGATACCAGGACGATAAATAGTCCTGCTAGAATTTTCTTCATGGAAAGTTCTCCGATTGGTTAAAATAAAAGAGGGAAGGGTATTGCCGTACCCTTCCCGTCTATGTATATAAAAAGTCGCTTAATTTTCGTTTCGTTTACGTTAAGTTTTAGAGCCCCAAAATTGTAGAAATCTTTCTACGGTCTACGGGTAGGCTACGTCCTGCATTAAGCTCCTCCATAACCTGTTCGAAATAAAAGGCAGCATCTTCTTTACCTTCTTCCTCTAGAAGTTCTTTACACTCCCGGAAAAAATTCCGAAGATTCATAGCTTGCATACTATTATCAAGACGTGCAGGTTTCCAATTACCTCTGCGTTGATTGCTCATTCCATCCTCCTTCAATAAGTTTCTGCTTAAAATTGGCAAGTTGATCTCTAGTCATTTCCAGCTTACCGCCAGCACCTTGTCTGGCGTATCCGCCCCACATATCTTCATGAACATAATATACATGATCATGATCGGGATGAACATATTTCATATTATCCCCCATTAGGCAGCGAGTGCATACTCGACTGCCTTTTCTGCTGCTTTGATTTTACGAAGCTGATTCTGACCGAACCACTGAGAGTGTAGACGATTATCAGCGTTCCGACCCTGTACGTGATCAGTAACAAAAGTGACGCTGTTGAATGCCTGCCACCAAGTACCTTCGGCATATTCTGCACCAGGCTGGGTTTCCAATACGTCATAAGCATTCTTTGCCTGACGAGAAATAGATTCAAGATTTACAGAATCTTGCTTATCTTTGCCAGATGTGAGTGGGAATACATCGTTGTAGTACTGAAGAAGTGAATCTACATTGAAACGCTTTGAACCAAGGAACTGAGCCATTTCTTTGTACTTGGCAAATTTCTCATGGGCAATACCAAGCTGTTCCTTAACCATATCTGGTTCAAAGGCTGCACGATGACCAACTTTAACAGCACGCTGTGATTTGGTATCGAGTGCAAAGGTAAGAGTGTTATTGCATACTACACGAATTGGTGTAAAGCGAACGTCGATAGATTTGCCATAGACGTGTGGATTAGAAAAGAGCATATAGGAATCTACCTGATCTCCACCAAAGAGATCGAATGATTCCTTAACCTTAGCCAAAGCCCAAACGTACTGACCATCACGTAGTGAACCAGCAGTATGCATTTCCATATCGCCAGCAAGAACGTATTCATTAAAGAATTCAAATGCTGTTTCATTTTGGCAGGGATGCCAGTCTTTACCAACGTTAGTAAGAATTTTACCATCTGTTTCACGGATAAGAGATTTTTGGCCGGTTGCCATCTTTGAACCGTTGAATTCTACAAATGATTCGACTTCTTGGACTTTCCAATCGACTCCAGCTTTTTCCATCATTTGCTGAGGCGTAAGATCGTTGCTAACCTTAGTACCAAGACCGTGCCAAGGAAGTTCGCCTGCATACGCCATTGTTTCTACCATATGTGCCATAATATAAGTCTCCAGGTTTGTTTATTTGATATGAATAGTATACCGCTATTCTAATCAAATGTAAACCCCCTTTATGCACTTTTTTCGAAAAAAATTACATTTTGTTCTTTTTCTCTGTCGTCTAATTCGTACTCTGATCTATATTTGTTATTTGCTTCAATAACTTTACCAAGAACAGAAAGATCCATATTACTAAAGGTATATAGTGCTGCAGTATCTTTCGGGAAACATGCACCACCATATCCTTTTCGACCATCTGGTCCTGGAACTTTTGTATGAGACGATCCAATACGGGGATCACTTCCAATTGCATTTGCAATGACGTTATATTTTCCACCGTGTTGTTCGATTAGATCTTTATATTGGTTAAACCATAAAACCTTTGTAGCAAGGAAAGAATTTATACCGTATTTTACAAAACTTGCTTCAACAGGTGACATGTGATATGCTGGTGCTGGATTACAGTTACTATGTTCTACATAATCCATTTCAACGACTCTTGTAATTACTGGATTACCGCCAAGGACATGCATAGGCGGGTTAACAAAATCATTAGCAGCATTTCTTTCTGTAAGAAATTCGGGATTATAAACTACATTATCCGGCGAACATAATTTTTCTGCTAGATTTGGGGTAATAGTAGACTTGATAACGATTGTTCCTGTTACCGTCCTAAGATCCTTCATAACCTCTTCAATTATCTGAGAGTCGATAGAACCATCATTACCCATCGGTGTTGGGACACACACAAATGTAAGATCCGGTTTAAATTCTTCTAAATCGTGAACAGAGGTATTGTGCCTTGGATCAATAACTTTAATATCATTATTATTATTTTTAAATCCAAATTCTACGGCTTGACCTACAAATCCATGACCAACAATTCCGATTCTTAGTCCCTTAATTTTCTTTTTTCTCATTTTCAATTATTTCCCATCCGGCTAATTCTTTAGTTGATTTAACCATGTATTTAGACACGCACGCAAGCTTGATTTCGTCATTATTATTACCTACTACAACCCAATCTTTACTACCTGACGGACTTTTTACTAATATTCCAGGGACTAATACTCTATGACCTACATTAGTCATATTACGACTCCATGTACTGTTTTAATTCTTTTAATTTTATTTGGAGGAAATCCGGATCATTGGTTTGCCTATTTAATGGGGAAGGATGCGGAAGAACAAAATGCTGTAATCCCATCTTTGTAAGATGATTTGATACTAAGCCTCCCCAGGCTACTAATTTAGTATGTTCACCCAATTGTGCCTTAAGAAAGGCATGGTCCACGGATTTCTTGTTCCAGCTTGGATCCCAGTGTAAGTTAGTGAACGCTACAATATTTATGCAATTGATGCTTTCTAGCCACTTGCAGAAGCGCTTATACGATTGACCGTGTGACATGATCTTATTTCGCGGTGGGTTCATGCCTATAAATAATATTTGTTTCATACTAATATTATACCGAATAAAAAAGGAAATGTAAACCTTGAAATCGCCTACTATAAAAATTCTTCAGAACAGTGTTAATATTAAAGACGTTGTTAAAGAAATTAAGGAAATAATTAAAAAATACCACTTACACGATTTGGATCAAATTTCTCTGCAGAGTTATAAAGAAAGTGCTTGGCCTGATAGTGAGTGGTCTGTCGGCACAGGAAGGTTTAGGGGTTTACCAGAAGGAATAACGGAAAAAGATTTTAAATACCCATTATTCGAAGAAGCTGAAGTAATTAATCACTATATGAAAAAAATGTATATGTATCGTACCAGAATTATGATATTAAATCCCAGAAATGTAATGTCAATACACGAAGATTTTTCACCACGTATTCATATTCCTATTAAAACAAATCGTGATTGTAGGATGGTAATAGGAGATCAATGCCATCATCTAGAAGTAGGAAAAATATATTGGACGGATACCACTATTAAACATACGGCGTTCAATGCAGGTACCCGTCCAAGAATACACATAATGGGATGTGTAGATAATTAGAAGCTAATTTTAGCACCAATTACTGTTTCAGCGTGTTTGAAATCTTTATCAAAGTCGTTTTCAAGATACAGTGTTACACCTTTGATTTCATAATGAGTATCCATCTCGATTTTTTCGAGTTCGAAATCGGTAGTTGCAGTGTCTGAAATTGTTGCGCCAACTTCAATATTTTCAAGAGCTACAGATCCAAAAACTGAATTTGATTCTGCCTCTAGTGCACGTTCAGCGCCAATAGTGGCTGTTACACCAGGAATAATACCTTCTGCGCTAGCCGCAGTTGAAATAAAGCCCAAGGCAAGGGCTGGGATTAGAATTTTCTTCATCGTTTTTACCTAACTTGTAATAGAAAAAATAAGGATGCAGGATTCTGTTTCGAGGCTCCTGCGGGCCCAGAGATTATGCCGCTAGGCGCATCTCAGGAGCAAAGTTATCGTTTGCATTTAGTTAAATTGACCTATTACGCGGTCATCCGTGTAACTCCACGTTCCTATTTAATACCTGTCGATCCTATTTCGCCCCCATCATAAGCACATAGCTAATAAATTATGAGTCATATGAACCCTTACTAGAAATGGTACCATAGCAACTGCCATGAGTACCATTATTAAATAAATTGCCCAAAGTTGGTTATCCATGTGTTTATGGTGGAGGCGGCGGGTACTGCCCCCGCGTCCAGTCTATCTTTCGGTTAGCTTCCCCGTTACAAATTATATTTATAATTTTAATAATTTCATAAGATCGTCGACATTTCTGTGTAGTTCATCTATATCACGATTATTGTCAATAACATAGTCAGCCATCCAAGGCTTAAGAGTATTGCTTGATTCATCTTCAGGTGGTAGCCAATCTGAACGATCTACCCAAATAACTACATCTGAGATACCATTATTTCTGATCGAATGAAATTCACGCTTATTTCTAAGGCCGCAATACATATCAGATATTTCAAATATCTCACGACCAATTCTGGATGGATCTTTTTCACAATATTTTGATATAAGATCATACCATTCTTTGCGATGATTGGATCGATCGGCAAAGCAATCATCTACAGTTTTATAACCGTACATATCTTTAAGTGCAGGAAAGACTACGTTTTCTGCACAATGCATAGATGAAGACTTAAATGTTAAGCCATAATTATCACGAAGATACTCTGCTACTGTATCTTTGCCGTGCCGACCATATCCAATTATCAATATCTTTTTCATAACAATTATTATACCAAAGTTTAGCCGAGAAGTAAATCCCCCTCAAGCTTTTTAATACCTAATGCCCAATTCTCTGCAGCATCTTCAACATAATAAAGAGATTTACCGGGAAATTCTTCTGTAAAAAATCTTATACCATTACTATCATAATATCTAATAAAACATGTTCCTTCTTCCATATTTTTATGAACTTCAGCTTTACCTTCATCGCCGTTTCCAGCATAGTAAGTAGAAATAAGTGCCATTTTATTCTTCCTCGATTTCTTCTATCAATTGGTCTCTCATTTCTCTAGCCATTTTATCTGTAGGAGATCCCAATCGTTCGTTGACAAATTTATATGCTAGAGTAAATCTATCACATCCAGCATACGCTGCGTGCCAGCAATGGTGTTCCGGTTCATCCTCTCTCCCAAAATAATAGTATCTACATTGCCAGCCCGGTTTATCCTTTTCGGTAATTATCTTTTTTTTATTCATATCATAATAACGAAAATATCCGTCACCAGTTCTTGACCAGGTAAAAAGAACTTGATAGGCATTGGCATTCCAATTTGTATGCCATCCTACAAATCCTCCTGGTGGATAATAATTTGATAGTGCTACGCTATGACATCCTAAAATTTTAGTAAATTCAGTTCTAATACTTTTAGCCAGATCTTCGTATAATTCTGGATTTTTTTCTACCATTACCATAAGCGGACTTGAATAGTGCTCTTCAGGAAATCCTTTATGTTTATCTCCTAAAGCGATATGCTTAAAAAGATATTCATCTGAACAATATAATTCGCCATTGATCTTGGGATCTTTACCGTCCATCAGATTAAATTCAGGGCTATCATATCCAGGTATAGCAAAAAAAGTCTCTATAAAATTATCTAGATATTCAAGTAATTCTTTATTTCGAATTTGGACTTCCATGAACAAATTCCTTCATTATTGGAAAAATTGAATAAATAGCACAACCAATTTCTCTGGCTAATTCGATGTGTTCTAACTGTGTACCATGACCGCTACGAAGTTCTACGTAATGAATCCAAGAACGTATAGTACCATTTACATATAGTTTTGATTTAGTATTACCTTCTGGTAGAACTGCTCTTGCCTGTTCTTTGGCAATACCATTTTGAATGGCCCACTGATATGCTGACAGTGAAGCATCAATGACCTCTTGCTGTCTAGCATCCCACGCTTTCTGTAGCTCTTGATCTTTTATTTGAATAGAATTTTGTCTATTTTTTAGATCTTGAAGTCTTGCTTCTCTTAGCTCAAATTGTAGATCATTAGTAGGATCAGCATATCTTTGGCTAAATTCTTGAAAAGAAAACGATCTATGTCGGAGAAGCTGACGTGCAATATCACGGGTCGTCTCTACCTCAATACAGGCACTTACCATTTCAAATGGTGACCAGTGTTTATGTTTTATAAGATATTTAAGAAGCTTATCAGATGTTTCACTATTCATCTGATTACTAGGATTTGATACGCGAGCGCAATATGAAATAAGATCTTGTACATCATCACCCACATATAAGCTTTCTGAAGCTTGAGAACAACTAATTAGACGTGCTAGCATTGCTTTTCGAACCAGTTCTATTAAAGAATTCTTTACCACTAACCTTAATAAAAGGTTTATTCGTTTCTTCTTTATTAGTATTCGGAATAGTGATTAGCGTTTTCTTTCCAGAATTATGCGCGTTTATTTTATTAATAATTTGAAGAGTACTTCCGTTATATTCTCTACGCAATTGTTTTTGAATACGCTTACCTAACCTACTTGGATTTTGATGCGTTGTCCCCTTAGAAGTTTGGGTTGCTCTTTGTCTCTTTTTTGCCATAATATTTCCTATAATTTAAAATCTGCAAAACGTTGTGATATTTCACTATTATCGAATACTGGTGTATCTTGTACTAGATCCTGATCTTCTGCCTCTGCATCAAATAATCTCATTCTACTTCTATCTATATTCAATATAAACCGTTTATGCTTATTCGGATCATTGTATCTATTTTTTAATTGTTTAACCATAATCTGTCCTTGTTGTTCTAGCTCTTCACTAGATACAAGAGCAAACATCAAATCGGCGGTAGCGGGTAGTCCAAAAGACTCGGACGTATCTTCAAGCCCAGGATCCGAGCTAGTAAAACCAGAACGAGTCGTTTGCGTTGCAGAGAAGACCGGTAGGTCGAACTCGACCGCAAGACCGCGTAACTCTTCAGCAATTGCCTTAATGTACGTGTATGAATTAATCGATCCTCCCATAGCTTTCATACGTGCAGATGCACATATATTTAGATAGTCAATAAAGATAATATCTGGTTCAAATGATTTCTTAAGTTTAAGTTCGTTGAGTAGTGC